ATTCCTTATTTTGAGGGAGATGATTTTGAAAAAAAATTAGAAGACTACTACTCTAAAGAAGACGAAACAACAGATTTCTATTCTTCTGTTATCAAGAAGGTGACTACTGTTTTGGCTTTTTGGTTTTTCAATCAAGCCTCTAGCCCCAAGGAGTTTAATAAACTTATTGAGGATGTCGAAAAGGGTGACCTTTGAAAGAGGAATTCTATATCTCTTTAGTGGGTGAAGCCTTTGACGGCTATACAGAGGTTACATTCCAAAATAAGCCTGTTTATATAAAACATGTAAACATAAGGGATCAAAGATATTTGCATAAATATTATGAAAAATATCGCCAAATTGCAATATCAAAGGGACTTCAGAAAGAGGAAGACAGAATAAAGCAAGTTCTTGCTGATGGAATTTGGGAAGAGAAGGACGATCTAAAAATCGAAAGCCTTCAATTTGAAGTAGAAAATTTAAAAAGGACGGTTCGTGGTCTTTTCTTGCCTTCGCAGAAAGAAGCTATGCAAAAAAGCATAGAGGAAAAGTTAAAAGAAAAAGAAGAGTTAGAGAGAAATCGAAAAGAGGTCATGGGTCAGACTGCCGAGGATTATGCCTCTCAGAGAAGCGCTGATGAGCTTTTAAGATTTTTATTATTTAAAAATAAAGAACTAACTGAAAATTTATATTCTGAAGAAGAATTTGGAGAGTTGGAAGTATGGCAAGTAGCTGAGCTTGCAGATATTCAGAGTAATATCCAAAAAAGACTAAGTGACTCACAAATACAGGAAGCGGTATTGCGTCCTTTTTTTAGCATGTATCTTTCTTTATGTGAAGACGCATATGGTTTTTACCAAAAACCAATAACTGAATTAACTATTTATCAACTTAGGGTGGTTTTGTTTGGGAAAATGTTTTATAATATTTTTCAGTATACTGACGATATCCCCGAGGACATAAAACAAGACCCAAAAAGACTTCTAGATTTTTCTGACGCTCAACGCAATAAAGACTCAAACAATAAAGGCGGGATTAGAGAGGATGCTGACGGTTCCAGTGTTTTTGGTGCAACTAAAGAGGACATTAAAGCTATAAAAGGAGAGGCTAACACAGTCTCGCTTAGAGAAGAAGCTGCCAAGCACGGTGGAAAGCTTAATATGGAACAAATGATGCGATTATCTGGACTTGATGTGTAAATCTTTGTGTAAATACAACAAAGGTTTACGGTTATGCCAATTCAGATACCCACAGTTCAAACAGGATTAGAGGCCAGCATTGAGGCTGCTGCTAAAAGAGCAGGGAGAAGCCTTAAAATAAATATGGGTCCAGGTGCAAAGAGCATCGAGGGACTATCTCAGCCTTTGGGTCGAATTACTGGAAAGGCAGACCAGTTTACTAAATCTATGGAAGCTGCCAACGCAAGGGTGTTGGCATTTGGTGCATCGGTAGGAGTGTTGTCTGCGGTTACTAGAGGTTTTAAAGAGCTAGTTGCAACCACTATTGAGGTCGAAAAGCAAATGACCGCGATTAACAGTATTTTAGGACAAACCTCCCGCGAGTTAGATAGATTTAAGAAAGAAATTTTTACAGTAGCGAAAGATACTGAGCAGTCCTTTGCGACTGTAGCAGAGGCGGCTCTAGAATTAAGTCGTCAAGGCTTAAAGGCAGAAGAGGTAACTAAAAGACTAAATGACTCCCTTGTTTTGAGTCGGTTGTCTGGACTTGGTGCTGCCGAGGCCGTAGCAGGATTAACTTCTGCGATTAACTCTTTTAATGCTACTGGTATTACAAGCGCAGAAGTTCTTAATAAATTATCAGCAGCAGCAGTTTCTGCGGCGGTTTCTGAAAGAGATCTCATTGAAGGCATTAAGCGCTCTGGTGCTGTTGCTATTCAAGCAGGGGTTTCTTTTAACGAATTGGTTGGTGTAATCACCGCCGTTCAGGAGAGAACTGCCCGAGGAGGTGCTGTTATTGGTAACTCCTTTAAGACGATTTTTACTAGAATCCAAAGTCTAGATAAACTTGAAACCATGCAGAATCTTGGTGTTGAAGTTACAGATACTGCTGGTCAAGTTCTAAGCGCAACGAAGCTAATTCAAAATCTAGCTAAAACTTTAGAAACACTGCCTGAAGCCAAAAGACTACAAATTGCAGAGAACTTAGTCGGAAAATTCCAGATCGCTCCATTCCTAGCGATTCTGGAAGATTATAATAGAGAAACCTCTACTGCAATTAGAGTAACGGAAGTTGCTGCTAACGCAACAAACGAGGCTTATAGTCGTAATATAGCTCTAAACAAGACTCTTTCCGCAGCTATCAATGAGGCTACTATAAACCTCAAAGAATTAGCTGATACTCTTGGTAAAATTGGAGTCACTGATAGCCTTCGAAATGTTTTAGGTTTTTTTAATAGCATGGTCGAAAAGGTCCAAAATATCCTAGAAGGAGAGGGTATGGGGAGTGACTTTGCAAAAGGTATAGTAAAAGGAATAGGTGGTGTTTTAAGTGGACCTGGGTTAGCCATCTTTGCAGCAATTATAGGAAAGCTGGCTATTGATTTGGCTAAATTTGGAGTGGGGTCACTTAAAACTTTCTTTGGTTTAAATAAGGCTGCTCAACAACAAGCAACACTTCAGGGTCAAATAGCTTCCACGCTTTTGGGTAATAAGGGAATCCAAGAGCAGATAATGAAGATTGAGAACAGCACATTAAGCGTAGAACAAAAACGTGCTGCTCAAATTCAATTTTTTACTACCGCTCTCAATCAGCAACTAAAAATAATGACTCAAATGCAGTCAATTGCTGCTAGAGTAACTCCTGGGGTTATTGCTGGAACGAGAGGAAGAGCGGGAAGAGCGGCGGGAGGATACATACCCAATTATAATGCTGTTATAGGATATGGATCTGAACAGGCTGACATAAGCAGAGGAGTGGGAGGTGCTCCTAAATCGGCGCGGCCAGTAACCATCCCTAACTTTAACTTTGGGGGAGGTCAGAGGGGAACAGTCGTGGCTAATAATAGCGAATACATGGTTCCAAATTTTGCTGGCGGCGATGGTTCTGCAATATTTAATCAAGACATGGTTAATTCCATGGGTCTCCCTGCAAATGCAAGGAGAATTGGAGCCGCAGGAGGATATATACCTAACTTTGCCGCCGCCACATCAAAGAAAAGAAAAATAAATGCTAAGAATTTTTTCTACTTAGTTCCCAGATTAAAAGGAGGATTGCAGTCGCAGCCATTGGGGGACAGAACTATTGGTGGTCAGAAAGTTGGAGGGGCGATTGCTTATGGCTTGCGCCGTGACAAATTACAAACGGCTTCAGATAATGATGAAACTCTTTTACAAAAGAATATTACTAATTCTTTGGTTAGACATACTTCTCGTTGGGTGAACAGACTTCAACCTCTTGGAAGATCAGTAAAACCCGATGAAGTTAGAAGGGGCTTTAAAAACACAAGAGGCGCAAAAGGCGCTATGATGGGAGCGATAGGAGCGGCTTTTGAAGTAGGCATAACTTCGGCTCTTGATTATAAAGCGGCAGCTAGAGAGAAGGGTGGAGACTTCGATGTAAGAGGTGGGGTTGGTTTAAGTAAAGTGAGAGAACTCTTTGGTTTTCCAGCAACCCAAAACACTGGAGACTTCAAAGTCGGAACGGGATCTGACAGCGTTATAAGCTTTTACAAAAAAGTAATAAAAGAGAGGGGGGCTGGAACTTTTGGGGTAAAAGAACAAGAGAAGAACGTAGCTCTTTTAGCAAAGCAGGAACTAAAGAGGGATAGACCTGATTTATTTCAGAAGGGAAGCCTCACGCCGATACATGCAACTAGGGGTGAAACTGATAGGTTGTTGCAACAGAGACAAGCTGCCATTGCGCCGAGATTTAGGGGTCTTGCGCGAGGTTACATTCCAAACTATGCCAGTAGCCCCCTTCAAGATGCAATATCGAGAGAAGCGGCTGCGGGTCTGCCAATAAATCAGATAAGAATTAATCAAGATTCCTCGCTTAAAAATGCTGGTAACCCAATGGGTCTTGCTGTCACTAATATGCGAGATGAGCCTACTGGAGCTATACCTGCTGCCAGAGGATTTATTCCTAACTATGCCGTGCCTTTCCGAGCAGCCTCGACTGGTAAAGGGGTCAAAGACTTAGGAAAATCAGCTAAAGATACAGGCAAGGATATAAAAGACCTTGGCAAGTCAACAACCGACACCACGGGAGGACAAAGAGATATGCTTGGCGGTATTTTTGCTGTTCAAATGGGATTAAGTTTCCTCACTGGAGCTACTTCTGATGCAGAAGAGGGCTTGGAGAAATTTGCCAACATAACAGCGAAGACGTTTAGCGGATTAACAACTGCGGCATTTGCAGGAACAGCTATAAATGATTTTGGAAAACAAATTGGCGGTGCAGCAGGTGGAATTGTGAGCAAACTAGGGATGTATGGTGCAGCGATAGGGGCTGGAGTAGCTATATTCAAGGGTATAAATGAAGCCGTAAATGAAGCAACAGGTAAAAACAGGGCCGCTGCTATGGCTATGGCTGCTGTTGCAGATTCAGCGAAAAACTTAAAATTTAGATTTGATGGTTTAAATGCGGTCCAAAAAACTGCTGCTGAACAAGAGGCTAAAGACATCCTGAAAATGAAAGTGGAGACGCAGGAAACGAGATATACTCCTACTTATGGTGCTGGAGGGGGAAGCCACAAATATGAGGTTGATGTAATGAGGAAAAGAGATTTTGGTAGTGGGGATGCTGGAGACAAGATGGAAGCGCTTTTTCTAGAGCAAAGCACTAGACTGATTCAATTAGGAATGTCTGCGGGAGCCGTAAAGAGTAAATTAGATAGTTTTGGCGTGGCTCTTGATGACAAAGATTTAGCAGTATTAACTGATTTTGTAGAATCTTTTGATAAAGAGACTGTAGACAACATGGACAAGTTTAAAAAAGGAATCAAGGAGGCAAGCTCTAGAGCAATAGAAGACACCCTTGACCTTCTCAAGAGAAAAGAAGAAGGAGACCCTGAGGTTGGAGGAGATGCATTGGAAGCACAGTTGGACCACCTAAGATCAAGCGCTGGAGTTGGTGAGACGTTTGGTAAGGAGCTTACTTTAAGAAATAAAATTCTTGTTTTACAAGATCTTATGATAACTAAAGAGAAAGAATCAAATGATGAGAAGAAAGAGGGTGAAAGAATTACAAGGCAAATAGCAAAAAATGCTATTAAAGATGCAGTGGAAAGAGCCAAAATGGACAGAAAGGCTTTAGAAGAGGTGGAGTTACGAATACTTGCGGCTCAAGAACTGGGAACTCTTAACTCTGACTCTTTAAGAAACTTACAAGCAGAAAAAAACTTTATAGAAACTAATTTAAAATTAAGAGATCTAACTCTCGATGCCGCCCAAGCAATGGTAGACAAAAGTAGAGAGCTTAGCTTTAGCGAAAAGTTGAGTGAAGATCTTAGGAAAAAACTAGTAAATATTGGAAAAATGGGTGTCTCTACAGATAAAGATAGAGAAGCTGTTTTGGAGGCTGTTAATGAACTCCTCAAAGAAAGCACTGGCGAAGTTCACGCACAACTTATTCCAATAAAACAAGCTCTAGAAAGAGACAAAGATAGGGTTATTGCAGCTAAAGAATACTTTGCATTACAACAAATAACCACGGCAGAAGTTGAGTCTCAGGTCAGAGCCTTGAAGCTGGCTAGCGAATTCGCGAAGGAGAGAGATCGAGGTGAAACATTTGATAAAGCTCAAGCGATACGCAATAGAATAGCTCAAAGAGAGGAAACTATCAGGCGCAGATCAATCGGTGGAAAAAGCGAAGACGAGCAAGATGCAATTAACAGGCTAAATGCAAGAGATAGACTTTTAAATGTCCAAGATAGAACCGCAGAAAAAAAGCTTCTAAGAGATGAAGCTCAAAGACAACAGGCCGCTGAGCTTATAGACAAAATTATAGCTCTTGCCGACGAGGATCAAAAGAGAATGATTCGAAATACTCCAGGTATGGGGGTAACCTTAACTCCAGGTGGACAACAAGTTGCGGGTTTATCGGGAGTGGAATTGCAAAATGTGCTTTTTGGGGCGCAGGGACTTGGGCAGATAATTGGAGCACAAGGGATTGATATGGGCAACGAAGCTACTCGGTTGGCTGAAGAATTTAGAAGAAATAATGAACAGGCTGTAGAGCTAGGTAAGGCCGAAGAAAAATTAGCGAAAGCGGCTGTGGATCAAGCAAACGCTTTAAATGATTTGAATTTTGGTCAGCTTTTAGATAACATGATAAGAGGTTTTGAATCTCCACAGGAGGCGGCTCAAGCCAGAATAGACGCTCTGACTTCGACAGATCCCGCAACGCGAATAAAATTCGGATTAAATGAAGGAAATAGACAAGCAAAAGCAGATGCTCTTAAATTAGGTAAAGCTACAGGAAACTTTGAAGACTTTAGAAGGATTGTTGAGGAAGAACAGCTTTCAAACAAGTTAGTAGACTCTTCAGTAGAGTTCGCGAAAAATATTGGAGACGCAATGGTTATGGCTATTGCAAGAGGCGAGGATTTAGGAGATAGCTTAAGAAGTGCAGCTTCTGATTTCTTCTTAATGCTTTCGAAAGCGTTTATGCAACAAGCCGTTAATAATATAGTTGGATCAGGAGGAGGGCAGGGCTTTATTGGGGGCTTTGTTAATTTGATAACTGGAGGCATAGGGAAAAATGCTGGAGGAATGATAACTGGGGGGTCGGGAGTCAGAGATGATGTTCCTACATTGTTAACTGGTGGTGAATTTGTTATGAGGAAAGGTGCTGTTCAAAAATACGGCACGGATTTCATGTCGGCTTTAAATGCTGGAAGAATTGGAGGAATGCAGAGGGGTGGATACTTTACCCCAGGAACATTTGGGCAAGGAGCAATCGTGGGCAAGGATGCTCTTTTTGATTATGCAACACAGAGTTTTACCACAGGCGCGAAGGATAGAATTATGACTGGCCCAGGTGTTGGTTCTGTGGCTTTAGAGCCTCATAGCGTAAGAATGACTAGATGGGCAATGAAAAACAGTCGTCTCGCTCAACAAGAAAGAGCTTCGCAAGAGGGAGCTTTGGGTCTTTATTTCCAACAATTAGATAAAGAGAAGGCAGAAGAGGAAGCAAGAAAACAACAAAAGAAAGCTTTAAGAAATTCCATTATCTCCATGGTTGCTATGGCGGCTCTTGGCGGTGTTACTGGCGGTTTTGGTAAAAATGGTGGCGCTGGAAGCATGGGCTTTGGTGATGCGGGAACTTCCACTCCTCCAGTTAGTGGCGGTGGAGCACAACCTTGGTATAAGAAGCTGTTTAGTGGAGTAGGAAATTTCTTTAGAGGTGGGGGTTCGGGTCAAACTGCCGCCCCCCGCTATGGTTATGGAGCAGGTTCGGGTTCAGGTTCAGGATTTACAGATGTATATGGAAACCCAGGAGTATTACCACCAAGAGGCTGGACCAACCAAGCGGTCATGGGTGGTCGTAGACGTTTTGCTGCTGGAGGATCTGTCCCTTATGCCGCAGGAATTGATACGGTTCCCACAATGTTGTCGGGAGGAGAATTTGTAATGAATGCAGCCGCTACTCAAAACATAGGGCGCGGAAATCTCGCAGCCATGAACTCTGGCGTTGGTGGAAGAGGTGGCGATAGAGATGTAGTCAATAGACTAGATGAGCTTATTGCTGTTTCTGAAAACCAATCTGGAGAAAGCGTTATTAACATTACTGTAAACTCTGATGGAACTACAGTCCAAAATAATGAAAATATGAACGACGATCAACAAAGCTTAGCTATGAAGATCAGAGATCAAGTTCGTCAAGTTATTGAAGAGGAGAAGAGGTTAGGGGGATCACTAAGACCAATCAGAACCGCTAGAGCGTAATGTATGCCACAACATTAAATTACGAATCCCATTTTTTTATATCTGGTGTGGGTGTTGGGACGACCCACGCTCAAGCCAGAGAGTTGTCAGGGATTGAGTCTTTAGAAATTGGATATCAAAATAGTGCCAATATTTCTAAACCACTGGGATACCAAAAAGGCGTTACAACAATTAATGGCCCAACCTCCCAAACACTTTCTTTTTCTAGATATTTAATTTATGATGATCCTGTTTTAAGTTTTACTGGAGAGGATGCTGTGCTGAGAGGAAGCTTTAACTATGACAATAATGCGGCTTATGGATTTGAAAGTGGATATCTTTCCTCTTACTCCGTTAATTGTGCTGTAGGATCTGTGCCAAAAGTAAATGCAAACTTTGTTGTTTATGATGAATTAAGAAGTGGAACTAACGCATCAGGCACAACCGTCAGCAGTATAGATATTCCCAGTCAAGGTTCAATTACCGCCGAATGTATTTCTGACTCCGCTGAGCCTACCTCCACAAACAGGGTTGTGGGCTTTGATTATTCCTTAAATGTTTCAAAAATGCCCTACTATACAGTTGGTAAAGAAGTTCCAGTAGCAGTAAAGCATATTAGTCCAATTGAATATTCTGCGAGCATTCAGTTAGAGGCAGATGACTTTTTTTTAGAAAGTGGATATACTTTTTTAGAGGCAAGGGGTGATAGGACGGTATCATTCTCCATTAAGGGAAGAAATGGAACCACCCTTCAGTCTCTTTCTATTCCTAAGGCTTGTCTTGTTTCTGAGCAATTAACCTCCAGTTCTGATGGCGCAGTTCGCTTAACCCTTAACTATATTGGTCACTCATGAGCGAGAGTTTATTTTATAACAGGGATAATAATATTGAAGGAGTAACCGTTCCTTCGGCTTTGTCAGGCTTAAGCCTGACTCCTGTATATGGGTCAACAGTTTCATTTGAAGCAAGGAACCACAGTTATACTACAGATGATTTTTATTATAATTTAATACCGCAATCCATTAATAGTTTGGGGGCCGTGTTTTCGTTGAGGTATGATGTAAATGAAAACAATGCCAAAAAGCTAGCGGCGTTTTTTGAGGATCAGTCTGGTTATCTGCCGATAGAGTTTAATCCTGATAACTCAGGAATTTACAAAACTGTTTCTGGTTTTTGCGATAGTTATGCAATTAATTATATTAACAACCAGCATTTTGAGGTAGCTGTTAAGCTAAATGTTGATCATGCTCCAACGCTTTTAAACTGGTCGGGCATGGGAACTTTTCCTAATTTAAGTTTTCAGGGGTGGAAGCCTTCTACTTCTTACGAAAAATATGATATAGTTTATTCGGGGTTAAATCAAAACAAGTTGGACAACTTTTATTATTGCAGTGGAGACCACTCATCTTCAGAATCCAATAGTCCAACTGGAACGGCTTCAATGTGGACTCGAAAGTTTTTCTTTGAGCCTGATATTGGTGAACAAAGCAATGTGGATATTAAAGCAGATATAATTGAGTATGAAAATTCATTTGTCCAAAGACTCAAAACAAATGATAACATATCCACTTTTAATATGAGATATACCTATAGTAATATCTCCGATCATCAAACAAGATGCATAATTCAGTTTTTAGAAAACAAAGGAGGATATAGAAGATTTGAACATCAGATTCCTTCTGTATATAATAGACCTAAAGTTTATTATTCTCCAAAGTGGGAGCATACTTGGAATTATTACAATTCAAATACGCTGACAGTGGAACTTACCGAAGATCCCTTAGGAGTAATCCCAACAGGAACATAAAATGGCCAGAAAATATACAAAAAGAAATAACGCTGTTATTGCCGCACAAGATACGACTGTAGCTTTTTCGACGGCCAATCAGTCTCTTAAGTTATATTTAATGAGTCAAAACTTTAATTATTCAGTAAGCTTTCCGACACAAAAACTCAAACAGCTTGGGGCAGAAGACCTTGCTTTTCAAGAGACATTTTCTCAACCCGATGTTAATTTAAACATTTCCTATATACCTGAACCCAATTGTTCAAATGAGGTTATGGGAAGATTTATAGACACCACTTCAAACTGGACATCTCAATTTAAAAACATGTTTGATGTGGAAGATCAATACAGTGCAACCAATCTTTATGTTTTAGTCGGTGATGATCAGGGAGGGGATTTTCTGGATAAAATTGAATTTTATTCATCCCTTAATCTAAGCGGAGATTCTGCACTTGCCTTTGGAAACTGCTATCCAACTTCTTATAGTTTAAGCTATGGAGTAGGAACGATGCCAGTCGTCTCTACTAGTTATATTTGCTCCAATATGGTTTTTGATCCACTAACAGGAACACACATGGAGATGCCAGCCATTAATTTGACAGGTGGAAATAATGATGGAGTTGGTTACTGTGACTTTACTTTTGCTACAAGTTTAGGTAGCGATGCGGCTGAAAAAAGCCCCGCCGTCATTAATCCAACAAATTCAAACAGTAGTGTTACCTTGGAAAATCTTCAGGTAGGTGGACAAAATCTGTCAGGAGTTCATTACATACAATCTGTAGATATGTCGGTGGATTTGCCCAGAGTATCAAGTTACGGATTAGGAAATGATTATTCTTACAACCGAAAACCGCAATTCCCAGCGCAAGGGTCTTTTAATGTTTCCTCCTTAGTTTCAGGAATGGATAGTGGATCAATAACAGGAGTTTTGGCTAACAATGAAGATTATAGCTTTCAATTAATATTATCCTCAACTGCCGCCTATGGATCACCAAAGATGATTTATGAGATTGAGGAAGCTAAGCTAGAATCAGTTAGTTATGAAATGCCCCTGAATGGTTTAATGAGCTTTAATGCTTCCTTCAGCTTTGCTGTAACTAAGGACAAAGGTTTAAGATTAAGCGGAACCCGCTATCCATCGTAGTCAACTTTTACGTTTTTACTTTCGTAAGTTCTGCTTTTGCGATTGGGGTGTTCTGCCCCATTTCTCTCCTTTGCATAATTGTCGTAAAACTTTTCTTTTACAGGATCTTTTCCTCCTGATTTTTCAGCCCTTTTTGCACTAAGCTCTGCCGAATAATCCATGACATCTCCTAAACTTCCTTTTTTATTGTAAGTGGAATCAATAAATTGTTGTTTGCTGAAAGGATCAACTGAACTGTCAATGGAGGCG